AGTATTTGTACAAAGTACATACTGGAATAGATTCTTACTTGCATGTTCACGTAACTTAGATGTTGGTGAAAACACAAATGTAGATTTATTCTTAGATGACAATCAACCAAAAGACAAAAAGATACAGAGATATACAGATCATCGTGTAACCGAAAATTATATTGAAATGATTGATCAAGTTCGAAAAGAAAACTACGAAGACTTTAAAGGTTTCTTTTTTGATGATATGAAAGTACAAGCAGACTTTAAACCCTTTCATGAAAAGTATATCTACACAAAACTTTGGCACGAGCTAGTAACACCTTTACAATACAAAGACTATTGTTTAGACTTATTAGCAATTGATACTATGTGTGCTAGACGAGATATTAAATGGTATCAATGGACGATTAACAATAGAGTATTTGTTCCTGACAATGTTGAGCTTTACGGAGATTGGCAAGCAGGTACAAAAGCATCATCGTCCGCAGAAGGTTATTTGCAATTAGCAAAGGCCATTAACATAGAAACGGACGAACACAGAGTCGACGGCGAGCATTATACTAAGAATATACATGAATTGATTGCCAAAGACTACCTAAATTATGTTAAAAAAGGTTGACATAGACCTAAATATATTGTATAATATAAACTATTACAGGCAATCCACTGCCTTAACATCGGAGAAGTAAATGAACAAAAGTGAAGAAATTAAAACAAGGCTAGAAGAAGCTGGTATTAGATCGTGGGCTGGTGACAATATCAGTGATGTTTTAGTAGACGGTGACAAAGAAGCACTAATTGAAGAAGCAACTGTAGCCTTTGAAAGTGTGCTAGACTCACTTGTGATTGATAGGCATAATGATCCTAACAGTATGGGAACTGGCAAACGTCTAGCAAAAATGTATATTAATGAATTAATGGCAGGACGTTATGATCCTATGCCGGCCGCAACTGCATTTCCAAATGATGGTGAAGACCGTTATGCAGGTATGTTAGTTGTTAGAAGCGAACTTACAAGTATGTGTTCACATCATCATCAAATTGTAAAAGGTGTTGCGTACATTGGTATTATTGCCGCTGACAAATTAATTGGACTATCTAAGTATACACGTATTGCACAATGGTGTGCTGAACGTGGTACACTACAAGAAGAACTTGCAAACGACATTACTCGTGAAATACAAAAAGCAACAGGTGCAGAACACTTAGGTGTTTATGTACAAGCAACACATGGTTGTGTTGAGAACAGAGGTATTAAGGCACACAGTAGTCTTACACAAACAACTGTACTTAAAGGTGCGTTTAAAGATGACGCAGGTACTAAGAAAGAGTTTATGGATAACATTAAACTACAACAGGAGTTTGCTTGTGGAAAGTAAAGAAAAACAATTAAGATACTCAGAAGCATTTTATAGTGTACAAGGTGAAGGTAAATTTGTAGGAGTGCCTAGTGTGTTCTTACGTACCTTTGGTTGTAACTTTCGTTGTATGAACTTTGGTACAGACGAAAAACGTGATCGTTGGGAGCAACACAAAGCAGGTAAGAAACATAACGCAGAAGTAATGGAACTTATCAATCAAGGTGTACACGAAACTACAAAAGAATTTAACGACTTGCCTATTATACACACAGGCTGTGATACATATGCAAGTATCTATCCTGAGTTTAAACACTTTAACAAACTAGCAGGTGTTGATGCTGTTGTTGAACATTTACTATCACTTACTCCTAACGGTAAGTGGGTACAAGATAATGGTCAAGACGTACATTTGATCATGACAGGTGGAGAGCCTTTATTGGCGTGGCAAAAGCTCTACATCGATTTATTTGAACATCCACGTATGCAGGATTTAAGGAATGTTACATTTGAAACAAATACTACACAACACTTACACAACGATTTCTTCAACTATCTCAACGATCAAGACAGAATCCAAGTTACTTGGTCTTGTTCCCCAAAACTTAGTGTTAGCGGAGAACCTTGGGATACTGCTATTAAGCCTGATGTGGCTGAGCAGTATAACACTGTTACTGATAGCGACATCTATCTTAAGTTTGTTGTCGCTACTCAAGATGATTTTGATGAAGTTAAAAGAGCTGTCAGTGCTTATCAAGGTGCCGGGGTACAATGTCCAGTATATCTTATGCCGTTGGGTGGACGCAGTGAAGAATATGCCCTCAACGTTAAAGACGTGGCTGAAGCGTGTATGGCAGAAGGATGGAGATTTACCCCAAGACTACACATTTCACTCTTCGGAAATGCGTGGGGCACTTGATGCACGATACAAAAATAAGCAACATGAAAAAGCTATGAAAGCACCTATTAACGAAGATAAAATAAGAAAGGCAGGATGGTAATATATGTTAGATAAAGTAAAAAAAGCGTTGGGTATGAAATCTGAACAAGTAAAAAAACTTACAGCAGAAGAACAACGTAGAGCTATTCTTGAAAAAGAAAAAGCACAAGCAACTAAAGATAAGAAGCCTTGGGTAGCAGTACTAGATACACAAGTGAATCCAGAGAACATTAAGAACGGTTTCTTTGAGCTCGATTGGAACAATGAGTTTATTGAACAACTTATTGATGCAGGATACTCAGGCGAACAACCAGAGCATATTGTTGATCAATGGTTTAGAACTATTGCTACACAGATGTTAGAAGAAGACGGTCAACAAACTGATCGAGGTATGGGATATATTGAAACTAGTAAAGCAGACGATAATGGTAAAGCTGAAGTTAAATAATGCTTGACATAAGCCAGATCTGGTGCTATAATACTACTATAAATTACAAAAAGGCAAACTAATGACATATATTCTAGTAGACACAGCTAACACATTCTTTCGTGCAAGACATGTAATACGTGGTGATCTTGACACAAAGATAGGCATGGCTTTTCATATTACACTAAGCAGTATTAAAAAAGCATGGGCTGACTTTGATGGCAGTCATGTTGTGTTCTGTTTAGAAGGACGCAGTTGGCGTAAAGACTTTTACGAACCTTACAAGAGAAATAGAAAGGTTGCACGTGATGCACTTACTGAATCGCAAGCTGAAGAAGATAAAGTGTTTTGGGAGATGTTCGATGAGTTTAAAGACTTTGTAACTACAAAGACTAATTGTACTGTGATGCAACACCCTGAGCTAGAAGCAGATGATCTTATTGCAGGTTGGGTACAAGCACATCCTAATGATAAACATGTTATTATTAGTACTGACGGTGACTTTGCACAACTTATTGGTCCGAACGTAACACAGTACAATGGTGTTAGTAATACAATTATTTCACATGAAGGTTACTTTGACGATAAGAAAAGGCAACCTGTTATTGACAAGAAAACTAAAGAGCCGAAGCCTGCTCCTAATCCAGAATTTATGTTGTTTGAAAAGTGTATGCGTGGTGACACAAGTGATAATGTGTTTAGTGCATACCCTGGTGTACGTACAAAAGGTACTAAGAACAAAGTTGGTCTTATTGAAGCATTTGAAGATAAAGACAATAAAGGCTTTAACTGGAACAACATGATGCTACAACGCTGGACTGATCACGAAGGTGTAGAACATCGTGTACTTGATGACTATCAACGTAACGTTGTCCTTTGTGACTTAACTGCACAACCCGGCAACATTAGAAGTATTATTAACGATGTAATTGAAGACAACATGGTTGCAAAAGAAGTTACACAAGTAGGTATGCGTTTAATGAAATTTTGTGCTAAACACGATATGCAACGGATTGCAGACAATGTTCAGTTATATGCTGATCCACTCAATGCGAGGTATTCATAACATGGAGGCAAGAATGACAATTAAGGCAAAGCCAATCCTAAAGAACAAATTTTGGATTGTAGAAAAAGATGGTGAACGTATTGGTACACTATCAAAACAAGAAGACAAAAGATACATGTATAGTTGTTCATCTGGAACAGATTACTTTACTGATATTAAATCATTTAATAGTTTTATTGGTGGTATTAGTTATGATAAAGCAACTATATCAGATGGTAGTTCTGCTACTAAAGAAATACACGGTTTTTCGACGTCTAGTACACCTTACAATGTAATGTACAATGTACAAAAGAAATTACCTCTCTTTACTAAAAGTAAAAAGTCTAAGAGTTTGTATGCGGCAGGATATTACATTATTCACTTTGACAAGGGTTGGGTACGAAGTTTTTGTCCTAAACTAGTCACACTTGAAAAGTATGATTACAAAGGTCCTTTTAAAACTGAATTTACAATGAGACAGGAACTTTCAGATGCAAACAAACGAACCAATTAATACTATACCAATTCAACAGTTTATACAAGTTGTAAAGACTGCTGAAACTACTAACCAAAAAGAAATCAGAATTCCACTAGCACAAGCTAAAGCACTTGTATACGCCTTAGGAACTGTAATGGCAAATCATCAAGGAAGACTAGAAAAACTTATCGTTGATAATAAATCTAGTGCAGATGATGAAACTGTAACAGTTACTATGGACGGCGGTGGAGACTGGAAATGAAGTGGTTTATATTAGTATTATTTTTAAATCAAAACGACCCTTATCTATTTACAAAACCTACATTTGAATCAGAAGATTTATGTACAGGTACTATAACAGATCCTCAATTTTATCCAACTCTAGTTGAAAAGTTAATACAAGAGTATGACGGTAATCCAAACAAGATACAACACGTATTTTGTATTAATCAAGATGATGTTAAGATTCTAATAGACTATATGAACACTCAACAAGTTTAATATAGTAGCACTTTTCTAATAAAAAAAGATAAATATATGCGTAGTTAATTAAAAGGATACGCATATGAGTAGACCAAAACCAACGATTATTTTAGAGAATGTTGACAAAGCATCTTACAAATGCGAGCAAGTTTTACAAGCCGAAGCTATTTGGGCTGTATTTTTTAAAGGTGCTCCATTCAATCTAAAGACGTCAAACGCAATTACAAACTATCCTGGACCTAAATACAAAAAAGTATCTTTTTCAAATCCAGGACATGCACATAATCTAGCAAAAAAATTAAACGACCTTTTCAGAAGCGAAGACTTTGCAGTATATAAACTTACCTCAGGTGAACTGGTTACAGATGAATGAACTGGAAAGAAACATATACTAAAGTCTTTCTGAAACAATCAGACACAGCTATCAGTGATGCTAATGTTAAACAGTATATGTCAGACTGGTGGCAGAACACCAGAGGCAAATCAACAGGCGGACTAAGACTTACTGAAGCTGGCTTTGATTTTTTAGGTACAAATTTAGATATTCAGATGTACGAGATTCCTTTTCCTAGGGATTTTAAATTTACAACACAAACTTATATATTTTTAGACCAATTTATTACATGTCCTTACTATCTAACATCATATAGTATATGGGTTACAGACGAAAAAAAGAGCATGGAATTACACCTTTTTAGTGGGGACTTACGCAAGTACGGACTTACAAAGGCTATGAAACGGCACGAATAAACCGTCATTAAATGCTCTTATAACGGTCTTATAGTCTAATACATACAAACACCCCAGAAAAACGTTAAATGCAGTTTAAGAGCCGTTTAGACGTGAAAATCGTACATTTTAGGCGTCTGTCGCATAGGTTCTATTAAATGGTACAAAAAAATAATTTATAAAAAATGTCCAAAAGTGGTTGACTTTCGAAGTTAATGATCGTATAATATATACATACTTAGAAATAAAGTATGGCACTGATAACAACAAACGAGGAATATAATATGGAAAATACTGCACTACGTACTGTTTCACCTAATGGCGCAAAAAAAAGCATTATACGAGCTTTTAAAAAGAAACGTCCTGTGTTTATGTGGGGACCTCCAGGTATTGGTAAGTCTGATATCGTTGGACAGATCACTAAACAACTTAAAAAATCACATTTAATTGACATACGTTTGTCACTTTGGGAACCTACAGATATTAAAGGTATTCCATACTATTCGGCAAATGATAATGTAATGGCTTGGGCACCACCGCAAGAACTTCCTACGGAAGAGTTTGCTAAACAATTCGATTACATCGTTTTGTTCTTAGACGAAATGAATTCTGCGGCACCGGCTGTACAAGCGGCCGCTTACCAACTTATTCTTAACAGACGTATTGGACAATACAAATTACCAGACAATGTTTTGATTGTTGCGGCTGGTAATAGAGATGCTGACAAAGGTGTTACTTATAGAATGCCTGCTCCGTTAGCAAATAGATTTGTTCACTTAGAACTAGCAGTTGATTTTGATGACTGGTTCCAGTGGGCAGTAGACAACGACATACACCAAGATGTTGTTGGTTACTTAACTTTTAGCAAGAAGGACTTGTATGACTTTGATCCAAAGAGCCCAAGTCGTTCGTTTGCTACACCTCGTTCTTGGTCATTTGTTTCCGAGCTTATCGAAGACGATGATGATGAGAACACCACTACCGATTTGGTAAGTGGTTCTGTCGGCGAAGGACTTGCCGTTAAGTTTATGGCGCATCGTAAGGTTGCTTCAAAACTTCCTGACCCTACTGACATACTTGAAGGTAAGGTTAAGGATTGTGAAACTAAAGAAATCAGTGCCATGTATTCCTTGACTGTTTCACTTTGCTATGAACTTAAAGACGCATGCGATAAAAACGATAAGAAGTTTGACAACAAAGTAAATAACTTCTTAAGGTTTGCAATGGATAACTTTGATACTGAATTAGTTGTTATGGGTATCAAACTAGCTCTAACACAATACTCACTTCCAATCGACCCAGATGAAGTAGAGTGTTTTGATGAGTTCCATGAGCGTTTTGGTAAGTATATCCAAGCCGCACAGAGTGCCTAATAGGCACGGTGATATTGGGCAAGGCAACGGCTTATGCTGGTAAGACCTTGCCCAATATTTTACCAAAACTGTTGACAAATGGTATTAAATACTGTATACTGTAAGTATAAAATGGCACACAAGGAGTACACAATATGGGCATAGATACAAAAGGTTTTCAACCTAATCCAGACATTACTGAGCAAGAACTTGCAGAAATGCGAATAGACGTAGCTGATAGAATTATTGTTGCTCGTGTTGGTTTACTACTTAGACACCCATTCTTTGGCAATATGGCTACTAGGCTTATTGTTAAAAACTGTGATGATTGGTGTCCTACTGCCGCTACAGACGGCAAACATTTATATTATAACACACAATTCTTTAATGCTATGAGCAATAAGGAAATAGAATTTGTAATCGCACACGAGATTTTACATTGTGTTTTCGATCATATTACACGTAGAGAAGATCGTATTCCAGTACTACACAATATCGCATGTGATTACATCGTAAACAATACATTAGTACGTGACCGTATTGGTGAAATGGTTAAGATTGTACAATGCTATCAAGACTTTAAATATGATGGTTGGATGAGTGAAGCAGTGTATGATGACTTGTTTAAACAAGCAGAAGAAAAAGGTCAAGAATATTTAGAAGCACTTGGTGATTTACTTGATGAACACGTTGACTGGGAAAAAGAATCAGAAGGTAGTAACGAAAGCAAAGGCGGTGGCAAAGAAGGCAAAGGCGAAGGTCGTCCTACATACACCAAAGAAGAACTTAAAAAGATACGTGACGAAGTAAAAGAAAACATGTTAAGTTCTGCACAAGCCGCAGGTGCTGGTAACACTCCTGCAGAAGTACAACGTATTATTAAAGAACTTACAGAACCTAAAATGAACTGGCGTGAACTACTACGTCAGCAAATACAATCTACAATTAGAAACGATTATACGTTTAGTCGTCCTTCACGTAAAGGCTGGCATACTGGTGCAATACTTCCAGGTATGAACTTTATGGATACAATTGATGTTGCTATTGGACTTGACATGAGTGGTTCAATTGGTGATCATCAGGCTAAAGATTTCTTAGGTGAGATTAAAGGCATTATGGAAGAATATAAAGATTATAATATTAAGTTATGGACATTTGATACAGCCGTATATAATGAACAAGACTTTAGTGCAGATGGCGGTGAGGACTTGCTTAGTTACGATATACAAGGCGGTGGCGGTACTGACTTTATGACTAATTGGGAATATATGAAAGAACATAATATAACACCTAAGAAGTTTAATATTTTTACAGATGGATACCCATTTGGTAGTTGGGGAGATGAAGACTACTGCGAAACAGTATTCATTATACATGGACATCATGATAAGAATACTAAAGCACCGTTTGGTGTAACTGCTCACTATGAGGAGGCACGTTGATCGTTAAAAATAGAGTTACTGCTCAAGATTTTTTTGAGATAAGAAGGCTATCTTATGAGTCTTCACATCTTACCACAATAGACTTACCACACACTTATAATATAGAAAATGCTATTT